TCAAGCTCGATGCGGTAGTAGTCGAGCAGGCGTTTGCGGTCTTCTGCGGTTTCAAAAACGGCTTTGGCTTCGAGCGCCGTTAGGTCGATGGCCTCTTGCGTTGATTGCGTGCTGGCCATGACGGACAGGCGGATTTTGTTGCGGGCGTCTTCTTCGTCGCGCAGCGCTTTGAGCGCCTCGTCTTGCGATGCCACGGTTTGTGCGTAGGCGTCTTGCGCGGCTTTCATTTCGCGCTGCTGGATTTCGACCAGCTTCGATTTGGCGGTGACGGTGTCTAGCGTTTTGAGCAGTCGGGCGCGTTCAGCGGCTGAGAGTTTGGTGGTGGCGTCGGCCAGCTTGGTGCGCATGTCGGCGTCAAACTTTTCGCCTTCGGTGAGTTTGCGGCCACCGGTTAGCTCAGCCTCCATGACGGCCAGGCGTTGCTGCATGGACAGATTGAGGCTGTCGTAAGCGCTGGCGGCTTCTTTGGCAGCGTCGGCCAGGTCTTTAACACCCGGCGCGAGCGTCCGCATGGCTTTGGTTTGAGCATCGATACTGGCAACGTCACCTAATGAACGAGGGTCAACGTAACCAGCGCCACGCGCACCGTCTTTAACACCCAGCACACGTCTCGTGGCTGCATCTTGCTCAGCGCGTGCGGCGGCGGCGTCTTCTGCCATGGCTTTGCGGATAGATTGCACGCCAGAAAAGTCGAAGAAACTTTTTCTGTTAGCCATTGCATCGAATTGGGCTAGGACCCCGCCGATTTCACGGCCAACGCCTTTGAATACAAAAGCGATTTCCATCCCCAATACGGTGACCGTTTGCAGCACGTTCCGGAGTCCTCCGCCCATAGCTTCGGCTAGGCTTGAGCTGCCGTTTTTGCTTGCGATGAATGCCTCTGCAACCGTGTTGAGTGTTGGCAGTAATTCTCCTGCCAGTTTGATTTTTAACGACTCACCGCTCAGGCTGATGCGCTTCAAGTTGTCATTGAAGTCGCCCGAGGCTTTGGCCATGTCATCGCCAAATACTGCGCCCAATCGATTGGCTTCGCCGCGCAGTTCAGCAATGCCCTGCGCGCCTTTGTTCAAGATCGGGATCATGTCTTGCCCCGATTTGCCAAAGGCTTTCATCGCAAGGACGGCTTTCTCGGGGCCATCCTTATAGCTGGCGAATTTGTCGGCCATTTCGCCCAGCATTTCGTTGGCTGACTTGAGGCCACCGGTCGAGTTTTTTAGCTCGATGCCCATGGCTTTGAAGACTTCGATTTGCTGTTTGTTGCCGCCGGCGGCTTCGCTCATGTTGCGGGTGAGCTTGGTGATGCCGGTGGTGAGGGCTTCGAGGGGGGTGCCTGCTACCTCTGCGGCGTAGCGCCACTCGGAGAGTTCTTTGGCGCTGATGCCGGTTTTTTCGGCCAGATCATCGATGCGGTCGCCCATGTCGATGATGTTTTTGAGGCTGGCGGTCTCGAAGGCGGCGCCGATGACCAGGGCGATGGAGCCAAATTTGCCAATGCTGGTGGCGATGGCGCTTTGCAGGGATTCGGCCTCGGCTTTGAGGCCTGCCATGCTGCGCTGGGCGGACTGGAATGCGCTGGCGGTGTCGTCCTGCGCGGTGATGCGGATGCCTACGTCATTGAGGGCCATGGTGCGCTTTAGTCTTTCTGTGCGGATTTGCGGCGTTCTGACCAGCCTGCCAAGGTGCCAGCCTCAGCAGCGCGGATGCCTGAAAAAACGGTTTTGCGCTCGTCACCCTCGACGCCGCTCTCGCTAAGGTAGGCGCTGACGCCTGCGTAGTCGAGACCCGTGGCGCCCCCCATGCCACCGGTGCGCCACTGGGTTTGCACACAAAGCCAGTGGTTCCAGGTGGCGACGTTGTCAGGCCACAGGTAGGCAATGTCTTGCGCGGTGTCTTGGGCCGACGCGAAGATGGCCCCCATGAGGGGGTTGGCCTGGGCTGCTTGGTCGAGGTCTGCGGCATCGGGTTGGGCGGCGATCTGGTAGGCGAGCGCTTCTAGTTTTTTTCTTTGCCGCCGACTTGAGATAGGTAGGCTTTGAAGCTGAGGGCTGCAATGCCGGGGATTTTGAACACGGTGGCGAGGGCGTCAGCGCTGTAGGGGATGGGCTTGTTTTCTTCGCCGCGCACGCCTGACCAGTCTTCGGTAACTTCTTTTAAGAAGTCGATCATGCTGCCGTCTTCGGCCAGCTTGGTTTGGATGGTGTCGGCATCAAGGCGCTTGCACACCAATGAAAAATCGAACGGCTGAGCGGTGCCGTTTTCGTCATTGATGGTGCCTGACACCTTGAATTTGACACGGTCGGAAATGAGGATGCTTAAAGCCATGGCGAAGCCCGATATGAAAGAAAGCCCGATGGAACAAAGGGCGATTGGCAGGGACTCGGGCTTAACGATCCTTTTTGGCGCCGGGAACCCCCAGCACCTAGCCGCACGCTTAAAACTTAACTGCTACTGGTTTAGTAGCTGATGACGCGGCCCAGCATGGAGATGCCTACATCCACCTGGTTGACTTGGCCGGATTGCATCTTGGGCACTTCGGAGACGGTGATGTAGCCGTAGCCGTAGGTCGTGCCGCCACCGCCAACGATGCGGAATGCCACCAGTGACTGGGTGCGCGACAAGCCAATCATGGTTTTGTAGGTGCTGTTTGTGGGGTCGTGCGCCAATGTCAGCGTGGTTGTTTGCGCATTGAAGCCGGTAGGAATTTTGATGGCGTTGCGCGAGGCGAGCAGCTGCACATCAGTAAACCGAGCATCGCCGCCGCTGGGGGAGATCGTCATGACCTGGGGGATGTCTGTCCAGTTGCTGACCTTTTGAATGGTGCCTGTGCCAGAGCCAGCACCAAAGAATGTGGTATTGCTGGTGTCGAGGCCTACGGGGCTGAGGGTGTCTACTGTGAGCTGGTCAGCCTGGTAAACGGTGTTTGTTGCATCTTCCCAGCCAGATGTGAACAGGAATTCATCACCATCGACCAGGCCATGGGCGACGGCAGTGAGAACGGCGGGGTTTGCATTGCTGGCGACTGTGACGGTCTTGGCAGCGGCAAAGGTGCTCGAAAACTGGAATTTCGAGCCTTCGGGGAAACGGAATGCCATGGTATTACTCCAAGGGGTTATGAAAGGGACAAGCCAGGCGAGCGCTGGCGAACATGAAAAACAAGGATTGCGCAGGCGGTTTGGTCTGCATCGGCGTCGAAGTCGTAGCTGATTTCTTGGGGCTGCATGCCGAGCACGACACCACCCAAGGTGGCATCGGCCATGAGGCGCGCAAAGACGGACTCCAGCAAGGCATCGACGGCCACATCGGGCGATGTGCCTGGTGTGGCGCGGGCGTAGCATTCAACAGCAATGGCGGTCTGCCAGCTGATGGGCATTTGGTCGAACACTGCGGCCTCAGTGACCTGAGATTGCAGCGGCCTGACCACAACGGCCAGCGCGGTGGCGCTGGCCTGTGGGCGCAGGCGCACGCGGTCAATGCGGCTGCACACCGGCGTGCCGCTGTTGAGGGCGGCCATGATGGCGGTGACGGCTTGATTGACGAGCGTGCTCATGCGGCTGACTCCAGCAGCAATTGGGTGATGCCGGTGCCGTCTGGCTTGGCCGTGGCGATGGTGTAGGTGTTGCCTGACACCACCACGGCTTTGCCCTCGGGCGCATTGGGCACATCTGCCGAGGCCAGCGTTAAAGCTGGCTGGGTGCCTGACATGCCGAAAGGACCGACAGCCCCGAGGCTGTAAGCTGCATCGAAAATGCCGCGCACATCGAGGCCGTTGACTTGGGCGGTTTGCCCAAAGTCGGCAAAGAATGCGGCGGTGTTTTCGGTGAACATCTGCGGCCTGGTGCTGTTGCGTGCTACGGCGTGGCTCAGGTTGTCAGGGCGTCAACCATGGAGGCGAAGGATTCGACGTTGCGCAGGGCAATGTCGGTATCCTGCAGCGCGACCACACGCACGGTGCCAGCGGTAGAGCCCGTGTAGGGGTCGACCATCAAATCGAGGCTGCCCCAGGTGCCGATAACCAGGTCTGCAAAGTTGCCATAAATGACTGCGGAGCAAACACCGTTGGCTGTGCCTTTGGTCAAGTTGGACGGCACGGCATTGGTGACGGCGGCGGCGTAGCCGTTGATGGGTGTGTTGCCAGATTCCCAAATAGGCATGCCGTTGGATGAGCCGAATTTCTCGGTGCCTTTGAGCTTGCCGCGCACTTTGGCATTGGTGAGGTAGCCCATGGTGGACACATCGGCATTGGCCACGGCCACATTGGTTTCGAGCGCGACCATGTGCGCCCAGGTTGGCGCTGCGCCATTGGTGCCGCCGATGACGGACGCGGTGACAGCCGTGAGGATGCCGGATGGCTCATTGCTGCCACCGCCCTTGATGGCTGCGGCCTGGATGGCCAAGCCCAAGACTTTGGCCAGGTCTGTTTGAACCATGCCCTCAACGTCGATGCTGGATTGCAGCAACAGCCGGCGGGACACGTCTGTATAGGCGCCGACTGTCTTGGGCGTCATGGTGACTTGGGCAATGGTTTGTTGGCTCTCAGTGGGTGCGCCGTTTTCAGCGACCCAGTAGGCTGTGGCACCGGATGACAGCTTGGGGATGGCGATGTTGCCGACCAGGCCATTCAGGAAGGTGGCGCCCAATTTGTCGAGCACCATGGCATTGCGAAGCGCATCGATAAAGGAGCTGGCCAGCAAATTGGTGGCCACGGTGTAGCCGCCTGCATTGTTGGTGCCCGCAACCAGATCACGCTTTTGCACTTCCATGGGGACAAACAGGCCGCGAGCGGTTTTGCCATGGACCTTGCCAGCAGCGTCGGAGCATTCGCGCTCAAAGGCTGCAGCGCGCTGGGCGGCTTGGTCTGTGGGGTTGGCCAGGGCATTCAAGGCGCGCAGCATGGAATAGCGCTTGACTTCGGATTTGTCGAGGCCGATGTCTGCCGTGGGAACGGGCTTGATGGCCATGTGGCGAATAGCCTCGGCCTGGAATTGTTCGACGGTGTGGCCTGCTTGGATGCTGCGCAGGGCAACATCGGACAGCGCTGGGCTGGAGGCGGCGATTTTGCCGATTTCGGCGGCGTGGTTGCGTTGGTCTACAACCTCAATTGTGTCGGTCATGGTTTTGGCCTTGTGGGTGGTGGATGGGTTAGTTGTGCGCGTGGCGTCTTCTTGCGATGGCACAGCACTGGAGGCGTCGACGGATTCGGCGGCGTCTTCGGCAGGGTCTTCGCTTGAGTCGTCAGACTGGCTGACGGTGACGGTGACGCACAGGTCTTTGGCTTGCGTGGTAGCGTCTGTGGGTAGGCTGCGGCCTACGCCGACACTGGCGTCAGCGGGGACGCTGACGAGTGATACCTCGAACGGTTCCCAGTCGGTGACGCGGTAGGTTTCCACACCGTCCTTGGTCTCGACAAGTTGCGCTTGATGGATCATGTAGCCCACCGAGACGTTGCGGCGTATCCCATCCACTACGTCTTGGAAGACTTCTTCAGCTCGGGCGCTTTTGCCAAAGCGCACGACAGCGCGGGCCACACGGTCCGCACCGATACTGATCGACTCGACCACACCGACCACATCGGTGGCGTTGTGGTCACACAATAGGTTTGCGCCGCTGGTCAGGCGCCCTGCCCGTATGCTGGTGGCGGTGCAGTCAAGAATCTCAATACCCCAGTAGCGCTCGTAAGGGGTCTCGCTGGCAAATGCCAAGGTGGCTGTGCGGGCGGCTACGTCTACCGCTGCACGCTCGACCAGCAGGCCGCGCACTGCGCGCCCGTTGGGCATGTGGCGCTGGAGGTTTTGAGGGATGGCATGTGTGCTCATGCCGGGTATGGTCTGCGCCCTGGTGTCCACCTTTCAAGGCAAAAAGGTGGACGGTTTGGGTTTATTTTCCGGGGAGTTTTGATGCGATGGCGTCTACGGCTTTGGCTAGGCGATCAAGCAATGATTTGATGCGGGTGTCGTAGGCATTGACGCACATCCAAAGGCACCAAATTGATATGATGGCCATGAAAATGACAATGCCTGAGCAGTTCATTTTGAAGGCGTTGGAGATAGGTCGTTTGGGGCTGGTTCGTGGATGATCCCGCTGCAAAACGCTACACACTCAGCAAGCGTAGGCGCGACAAGATCAGGCCAGCGAGATGCGTAGTCAACAACCACAGCAG